AAAAGATTGATTTTGATACTTATAAGAAGATTAGAGAGTTCTCGGATAACTCATTTGGAATGCGCCACATATTTGCAGGAATTATTAAGGAAACTCAGCACAGTTATGGTAACGGTTCTTGAAGCTACTGGTGATGAAGAAGGTATGGCGGCATTAGGAAATCAATTACAAAGTGCTTTAAATATGAGACAGCAAACAATATCTAATGAAGAGATTTTAAATAGAACTGCTACAGCTCAACTTGCAGAACTTAATCTTCACACGAAGCTTCTTGGGCAAATAGCAATGGAAGGTACTAAAGGGTTGCTGCTTGATCCGGCATTGAGTATGATGTCTACTGGCTTTGATACTATTCAAGATACTCTTGACTCAAAAGAAGGTGATTTTAAGGAAAAGCTTGCAAAATTAACTAGAGATAGAGAGCAGGGGCTTATGATGAGTCCTGGTAGTGAATTTATAAGTAATTTGGCCAAATCTACAAAGGAGAATGATAGTGATAATAATCCTGACTCCCTTACGAAAACTCTTGCTAATTCACTAAAGGGAACTGTATTAAACTTTAATACAGATTCAATAACGAAGGCTCTTGAGGCGCTTGGCAGAAAATTCGAAAGAGCAATTGAGAATATACCTACAAATGGTGGCGGCGGCCCAGCGGGTTCAACTAAGGGAGAGTGAAATATGCCAGTAAAAAGATCAGTAATGAAATTTATAATTCCAATATCCGTATTTGGAATTAAGAGTGAAACTCTGGCCGGTCGCAGAGTTATACCTTGCTATATAAGTCCTTCTGAGTTTAGCATCGATGAAAAGAAGCTTATTACTGAAACATTCACTAAAGGCGGCTACTTGGTTGAGTATTGGGGAGAGCAACTTCCTGTTATTAGTGCAAGAGGAACTACAGGTTCTGGAGGTCCTGAAGCTATTGAAATCTTAAGAGGCGTTTATCGAAATGAACAAAATCAAATGCAGCAATTGCTAATCGAAAGAGCAAGGCAGGCGGCAGATGATGTTGGAACAACTCTTAATGATACAGGCGCTGCTACTGCCCAAGCAGGAGTAGTCTCTGCATTAGATTCTTTATTTGGAAATGGATTCTCAGAGATTATAGATGGAACAAAGTCTGTTATAGATGAATTGACTTCGATCTTTGATGACTCTCCAGAAGAAGTACCTAATCCCGTTACATTAATTCCCAGTACAGGAGCTTTCGCAGTTAGCGTAGATCTCTATATGCAAGGCTTTAAGTATAGAGGCTATTTTGAAGACTTTAGAGTTACTGAAAATGGCGACTCCCCCGGTTTATTTGATTATAATTTTAGTTTTAAGGTATTAAGAAGGGTAGGTAGAAGAGCTAACTTTATGCCATGGCACAGAAATCCTTATGATAGTACGGGAGCACCAACTGAAGCCTCCATCCCTATCGAAGGTTCAAGGCTGGATGAATTAAGTTTTGCAAGTAATGCAGAGACATCTGGTTCGATTATCGCAACTAATGGTTTGTCAACATTTACAAATTCAGAAAACGATATACCAGTAGATGCAAATAATGTTGGCGTTAGCAGATTTAATGAGGTTAATGACTAATGGCTTTCGAAGATATCATACATAAAAGTCTAGAGAATATTGCTCTGGATGCACTTAGAGGTGACTACCCAGTTAGAATAGATGGGATAAAGGAATCTTCTATTTTTGGCTCTGGTATCTCTGTCAATATTGGAACAAATGAATTAACCTCTTCGGAGCCTCTTAAGAGAAAAATCACAACAACAACTCCAAATGCCTCAGTCATTGTTAAAAATAAATTCTTTTCCGGCTTTAAACACAATAACGATCTACAGTGGCTAGATAGAACAGAGACTATGCTTCTTCGCTCTATTAAGGCTTTGATGGCATATAAGGTATCACAACTTAGAGCCTATGAGTCATTAACTAAGCTTGAAGATTACTTCAGAGAGCATAATGAGATTAATTTAAATCTATATGTTGATGCTTATAATCAAGCACAATCTCTTAAGATAACTCCAGAGCAGAGTGATGCCGGCCTTATTGATATTATAGGGGGCGCTTTATCTAATGTGTTCTCTACTCTGCAATATGATGAATATAAAGAAGATATTCTTAAGATACTTCAGAGAAATGCATTTGCTTCTGATATTAGGCTAAGTAGTTGGATTATTGATCCTACCTCTGTTGAGAACTATGGAACTGGTCCAGGCACGGGAGTTATTGAGCTTACCAATGTATTTACATTCTCAACTACAGTCTCTAAGGATACAGATCCATCCTCTGCAAGCTTCAGCATGGTTGATCCGTATAGAATTATGAACATCTATGAGGATGACATTGAAATAGCCATACATGAAGCCCTCACAGGGGCTGTGGGAGTCTTTGACTCTGTCATCAATGGAGAGGTTGGGATTGAGAATATTGACGCCACAAGCGTTGTCTCAGCGGGTCTAGAGCTGCTGGGCCTTGGAGCATTTGACTCCACTATTGACGTTGATTATGTAAGAGATAGATTAAGAACTTTTTATCTCGGAAAGACTATGGTTACTGCAGGAGATACCGTTCACTTTTATATTAGAAGTAATAAGAATGAGCACGAAGAAGATGAGTGGCTTGATGAGGGATTCTTTGAGATTGATGAGACTATCTTAGAAGCAGAGCGCAGACTCTTTACAAATAAAAAGATTGATTTTGATACTTATAAGAAGATTAGAGAGTTCTCGGATAACTCATTTGGAATGCGCCACATATTTGCAGGAATTATTAAGGAAACTCAGCACAGTTATGGTAACGGTTCTTG